TTTTCTCGATCTTGAGCCCTCTTTGCCCTCTTTCGTTTTTCTCGTCTTTTTTCAGAAGGTGGCACATATCTCATTCTGTCTCTTGCTTCTTCGATAATCTTTTCTTTTTTGCATTTTTTTATAAATCTTCTTATTAGTCTCTCTGCTGATTCATTCTTTCTTTGCGTCACACTAACATTTGTTGCCATAATAAATTCCTATTATACTAATCTTTTCCAATTTTTCATACCGGGGAGATTCGAAATATCAATTCCTGCATCATGAGGCTGTTGACCTGACAGTGGGCTTTGACCAGAACTTTCTGCCGCCATAGGAGTTGTGTTCTCAAAAATATCTACTCCCCCCAAATTTTGAGTACCGATGGAATTCAGCAGTTTTTTTCGTGCATCTCTATTCTTTTTCTGAGCGTCTTCTTTTCTTTCTTGTTCAAAAAGCTTTGTTTGCTTTTCTTCTTTTAAAACTTTGGCGTTTGTTAAGCCCACAGCAGTTTCTTGAACAATTTTAGAAAGCATTCCCTCTTCCAAAAGAACTTCCCGGATACAATCTTTGATCATTGGTTTAATGATTCTTTTTAATTCGCTGACTTTCATTTTAATCCTCTAAAATATCTCTAATGAGAGAAGTGATTTTTTTATTTTTTCCCTCTCGCAAAGAACTTTTATTTCCCTCTTGAAAGAGAAAGGCTCCCGTTGTCGAAGGTTCTTGCACAATATCAAAACAAATAAGTTGAAAATCATCTTCAACCAAAGTTTTTCCTTGACTTTCTCGTACCGAGCCCAATCCACGGGAAGAAATGCCCAATTTTACACCGCCTTCAATAAGAGCACGGAGAGTTTGTCCGGCCGGAGTATCCAAAACTTGAAGTTTTCCCTTGACATTATCCCCATCCCACCAGCAATCTGTAACTTTGTGAGACACATTTCTTAAATTTACAACCGAATCATCAGGATGATCTAATTCCCCAACGGCACGACCCTCTTGAATTGTTTGAATATATTTTCCCACCTCTCTTTCGAGAATTACTCTAGGATAAACTCGGCCATTGCCGTTAAGTTTATCTGCGGCTTGAATAACGCCAGACAAAAATAGAGCATTACTTTCTTTGACCATCTTTTTTTCATGCTCGGTAAGCAGATCATCGCATACGCCATTTGGGCAAAGTTCAAAATATTCTCTTAAAACTTTTTTTGACATAATTTTTTCCTCATTGCGCTGGCGTTACCAGCGCGACTATACACCCTGTTTTACATCGCCTAACTGGCTGAAGCTTCCACTTTCGATTCCACATTCTCTTATCTCCTCTCTATTTTAAAACCATTGTCATCAAACACATTACATAATACATAAGAAGTACCAGAACTCAGGCACCCCAAGCAAAAGCAATTAACCACATTCACATCAAAATTAAATAGTGTGCAAAATGGATTAATCAAACATAAAAATACACCAATCCAGAATCCAATACACATTGGGCAATGAAAAAATTTATAATCTGGACGGATTTTATTAAAAATGGAACCGAATACCACAATTTGCGTCATTCCATAAGCCACGAGAACAAAATAAATTAAATTCACCCGTCCTCCCGCTTCTGTGACTCATAAACATAGGGTCTATAGCCATAGCCATAACCATAATATTTACTAGGCGGTAGCGATCCTTGTTGGTCTCTGTGGGGAACTTCGCCAAGTTCAGTGGAGTGCTCTGCATCCGGATGGAGAAGTGAATCATCATAATCTTTTTCAAAATCATCAATAACCTTGAAATAAGGTTCCTCTTTTTTTAAAAAATTATAAATTTCTAACATGCAAATGCTTATATTGTCCATCGTTGCTTCTTTTGGCTCTAACAACTCCCCCAATAGAGAATTTGCTACATTCCCGGAGCGAATGGTTGAACGATCCATAATACCCTTGTTCACAAGAAAGGACAGAAACCGATCTTGAGATTCATAAGCTTCTGTGCCGAAATCCTTTTTTGGAAATGTTATGACCTTGCTGGTTTTTTTATTAATGAGGATATCCATTTCTGGATGTTTATCAAACAAAAAATCACCATTCAAAGTTTTATAACCATCTAGGGTAACTTCGGCGTGGAAACCCGGATCATCTAATTTGATTTTAAACTTCATTTTTGTGGATCTCGCTTATAAGCTCTTGAACTTTTAAAATTTGCAAAATCATAGTTTTATCAATGTTTTTAGTTTTATTAATTGCTAGAGATTCCTGAACCAACTTAAGCTGCTCTCTGGTCTCATCACATTCTTCCAATTTTTGAGCTTTTTTAAGCTGCTTTCCCAAACGATCAAGTTCTTCCTCTAAATAAACCACCAAACCCGCTTTATTATCTGCAAAAGAAAAAAGATAATTCTTTATTAAATCTTGTTGCTCTTCCAACAGAGTATTCCCATATTTTTCATTAAACTTTTGAAGGAAGATGTTGAAAGACAGATTATCTACTCGTTTCATTTCAATTTCTGCTCTGTCTTCTGTGATCATTGACTTAATGATGTTATTTTCTAAAAGAACTTTATTTTTCACAGAAACATTATGATTAAAAATCTGCGAGAGGGTTGCTAAATTTTTATAATTTGGTAAAAAGTGATTAAACGCCGTTTTTCCCAAGCTCTTATTGATAAAGTTAATAAGGCTAGTCTGTTCATTAAACAGTTCTTTGTCATCGACATCCACATGTCTTTTAAATTTTGCTTCTGTGAGAAGTTTCTCGGCATTGCGGGGCGAAACACCTTGTGTTTCATAAATTGCTCTATAAGAATCCAAATCTTTTTGGAGGTTAGTTCCTTTTTTAAAAAATTTAACCAAGATTCCCTCTATGAGTTTTTTTCTTTTAGGCTTTTTTTCGACTATTGCCAATGTAAGCTCTTTGATTAAAGACTCATAAAGAAAAGCGGTGTTTCTTTTCTTATTATGTTTGAGTTTACTTGTTTTCATCTTCATTCTCCAATTGAGAAATTAAATCATTAATCTCTTCGTTTGAATTTAAAATTTTAATTTCCTCTTTTGAGTAATTAGCTTCAAGGTTTTCATAAATACCTTTCCCTGCACGACTTAATGCATTTAAACTGGGATATACATTTTCTCTCGATGTGCTTGCAAGGCGATCTGAAAATTGTTTTTTCATTGATTTCTTTTTCGGAGCTAAATGTCGCCTTTTATCTAGTTCCTTCGCTACAGGCTTATACCACTTTCCTTTAGACCTAGGTGTCGTTGTCATATCATCTCTCTTTCCGGGGGCTGCCAGCAACATTTCTTCTCCGCCGCCTGCTGCCTCTTCTCCTCCTAGACCAAGATCTTCTTCTCCTCCTAGACCAAGATCTTCTTCTCCTTCAAGCCCCAATTCATCTTCTCCTTCAAGCCCTAATCCTGCTTCGTCACCGCCGGCCTCTAAGGCGCCCTCTTCGGCTGCCGCTTCCTCCGCAGCCTTTTCAAGATCCGCAGCGAAAATCTTGTCAAAATACATTTCTCTTTGATTTCGAATCGCATCTGCTTCAGAAAGACTAAAAATCTTTTCGGCAATCCATCTTTTGCTGAAAAAGCCTTCGGTTGCAGCGGCGGCGATATCAAACTTGGTTCTCCAATATTCTAATTCTTGAAGCTCTGCAATTCTTGATGGATTGTTTAAGCGCAACTTAAAAGAAATAAGATCTTTGTTTTTAAAGCCCAATGTATAAAGATGGATAATACCAATCTTTTCTAATTCAGCAACGATGGATCTTTGCAACCTCTGTATTGTCCTTGCAAAGCGGATATCCTTTTGAGCTAACGCCGAATGATCTTCTGATTCTTCCCCGGCAACCAAATAAGCCGCAGGAATTTTAAGGGCTGCAAATAGCTTTTCTCTTAAATACTTTACATCATCAATATCACCGGTATATGCTCCGCCAGCCAAAGAAGAAACATCGGAACCGATGCCATTTCTAACTGGAATAAAATAATCTTCTTCAACACTCAAGGGATTATAACGCAAATCTACACGACCGGTATCCGGATCAATGACTTGATTTCGTTTCATTTGCGTCATAACACGCTGAACATATTGCTCTACGTCCTGTGGAGGAATATTTCCAACTTCGACCTTAAAAACTCTTCTTTCGGGAGAACGAACAATACGATAGGACATCATAGCGTCTTCAATAAGCGTCAATTGACGAAAGATGCGGCGAGCGGGCTCTAAAACAGAAGTGCCATATGGAACATATTTATCATTTCCAAGAATTCTAAAGTGAGCCATTTGCCAATTCTCAAACGTAAGACCCCCAGAGTTCCACTGAAACTGAATATAGTTTGGATTTGTCGGATCTTGCCCCTCCATCCGTTCAATCTCTTGAGTGGGCAACCCAATAGCGTTGGTAACGCCTTTGCCATCTTCAATTTCTAAATATAAGAAGAAATCACCCGCCTTGCACATTGTTCGGCACCAACCAAACAAGTTAAATTCAACATTTAAAATATTTTGATAAAGATCGTCCAACAATTGCTTAATTTCAAAGTTTTTGCAGTCAATTGTTAATAGTTCATTGATGAAAGTGGAAGTGGTCATTTCATCTGCGTAGATATCAAGAGCCGACGCTATCTCCGGCATAAATTCCATTTGATCAAAATCAGCATACCTTTCAGCACGACCTTGAGCCGCCACATAATTGTAAGTTAAATTCGAAAAAGGATCATACACAGATTTTTTAAACTGTTGTCCCGACGTTGAACGGAACTTATATTTGTCTAGCTGCCGTCTTCTTTCTTTGCGATAAGTTTGAGTTCGCAGATTTACAATCGGACCAGAAAAAAGCCTTGTTAACCTTCGGAAAAGGTTTGAATCTGGATTTCTATTTCGTTTTTTAAAATCGTCACTTGGATTAGCCATTATTTTTAACCTTTATAAACCCAACCATATTCTTCATGTTGTTTTTTTGCATCGTCTCTTTTTTTCTCGAGATCGAATTTTCTATTATACCCCTGTTGACCCGGAACTTTAACATCTATTTGAGTATTTGCCAAAAACATGCCGCCAATTAAAGCTTTTTTGTACTCATCACTTCTTCTATTAGCAATAATAGCTGTGTCCCTCACCCAACATGCTATAGCCAAAGACATAACCAAGTCATCATTACAACTCCTCATTGCCTGTGGTCTACCATTATTCCACACAAATGTGCGCATTTCGTTAATTGTGCGCTTAGATTTAATCTTAATTAGTTTATTTCTTATGAATTCTTCTAATTTTGCTATAATTAGTGGTCTAGATTTAGATGATGTTGCAAACCCGGGAACTGAATTGTTTGTCGACTCGGCTACATAAGACTCAATGTATTCTCCGCTGCCTTTGATTGAAAAATAAATATTTTTATATTCCATATTTATTAATTTTTCTATCACAGCATAACCAACATTATTATTTTCAATTACCAATAGAGATCCACCATATTCATTTCCGACATCAAAAAGAAATTTAGCAAATAAATCAATTGAAGGTTTTCCGGTGTATTCTGCGACAATTTCTAAATTATCCACATCCATGATATGAAACGCTGAAAAATCTCTTCCATCTCCACGAGCCACATCAGCCGAAATGACATATTTCTTTGTTGGATCGTATTCTTCCCAAATCCAATAATTCCTATCAAATCCAGAACGATATTTTGGCTCTTCTGTTAGTTCATAAAGATAATCTATGTCATCT